GTACAGTTTTTTGTGTTTTTTAAACATGAGCACCCATCATAACGCCCCTACTCCCATCATTAGCACCCATCATAAAGGACTTTTGCATAACCAAAAGTCCTTTAACGCAAATTAACACATCTCTAAAAACATAAAAATACTAATTGGTTATTTTTTGAGCATTTAGTAGTTTTAGCTACATTTATATTGACTATAAATGTAGGAAAAGCTACATTAAACCCAACAACCAAGCTCTACTCCGAGCCTAAACGAGTAAAGCTCTATCGCGGTGCGAGCCTAAAAATAAATGACAACCGACTGCTACTAGCAGACAAACCACGCTTTGTTGGGCGTATGCGGCAACACAGTAAAGCAACTAGCACTAACACTGCGAATACGTTGGCTGATAGCAAGCTAAAAGTTGGGAGACTGAGCTACAGCACTGAAACCGACACTATCAAAACTCATAACTACTGATTTTAGTGGTTATGACTTTTCGTAGTTAACAGAGGTAAAAATCATGCGTGTGCACACTCAAGAAAAACGCGCTCAAGAATTGGCAGCAAGCCAAATCGCGCGTCAAAAAGCAGCCGCTCAAGCAGAAATTGAGCATCGTTCTAAGCCTAATCGTCAGCTTGATGACGATGAATTTCGTGCAATGTGTGGCTTACCGCCACGTCGTTAATAACTCCAAACGCTACGCATAAAAAAGCCCCTGTGTACTGGCATACGCAGGGGCTTTTTTATTGTTGTAGTTAACTGACAAGGAAATTTAATCATGTTAGAGACAATTTTGAAAGTGCTGATTGTTGTTAATTTTTTAACAACAATTTTGGTACTTGTTTATGTATCAAAACGCTTTGACTCAGAAATCAAAGCTAATCGTGCAGTAATTGCCAAACAAGAGCAAAAAATAAAAGCTCTTTTTGCCGAAAATGTGGAGGCTGAGAAAAAAGCCTTAATTGCTGCCAACTTTGGGGACGACTTTATTGCTCAACCTGTGCATGGTGAACAAAAACCTGTTCGTGTCAATTTAACCACTCTCGACAAAGAAAAGTCAGAGGCATTGCCTGACTGGTCTTTAGAGTTTGAATGTCAAACCGACCCAAGTACATGGTGATGATATGGAAATCAACCTAACCAAACACGGCTATCAAGGCCAAGTCAAGGGGTGCATTAATGGCATCCCTTTTTGTTTTTATGCCAATGATGAGACGTTTAAAGCCGTCTTTCAGCAGCTTATTCATCATGTTGGCTTACTACGCGCTTATGCGCGTTTAGCCGCTTAGGAGTTAAAAATGACCGTACAAGCAAGAATTGATTGCTATTCACTTTGACGAAGCCGTGCGCTATTTAGAAACACTAGAATTAAGCACACCACGCACCGAAGCCTTGCCAGCACCAACCAAAGAATGCCAACAAGCAATGAATTTGGTCAACAGTATGCAAGACCTGAGTTTATTATCAGGAACGATAAACTATGACCAAGTGCGTGATGGTTTGCGTCATTTGTTAATCCACTTGGGGCAGCACCAACCTTACGCACAAGTGAAACCAGCCGTAACAGTATTAGAAGCTACTGAGCGTATGCTGTGTCGCTTGTGGACAATGATTGATGAATCTAGTTTTCGTGTTGGTATGTTACAGAATATCGGCAAAAGCGGACGGCCATTGACCGACGGTAATATAGAGACAATAGGCAATATCAATAGCATCTTGTCACGAAAAATGATGCACGTTGAATTACCTGTGATTTAAGGATTGATCTGTCCACGGAAGGACGATGATATTGACGGCTAACAACATATTAAGCGGTAAAACCCACAAAAGCAGTAGATTTACACCGTAATCGTTCGGGGTTTTATCCGCTTGAATATAGAGTTATGCGGCTTTTAATTTAATGAGAGGTTTTTATGCTAGAGTGGATTGATGTTGGAGATGTAACTCCACCAAAAAATAAACCATTACTTTGTCACTGCCCTGAGTGGTGTGATATTGGTTATGTTGTTGCATTATGGAATGGTGCTAATTTCGAGGATGAGATTAGAGGAGAAGATATAAATGATTATGTTGAAAAATGGGCAATATTCTCTGGGGCAGATTAGACGCATAACTTTAGCAATAAGAGGCGATGCCCCACGCTGATATTTGCAGTTTAGATTATGCAAAAACATAGAAAAGTAAACAGTAGGCGGCTGGGGCAGCGTCCGCTTGATTGCTGAGTTATACATTTTAGGGTGTGACAATGAAAACGCATGAACTTAAAACAGACCCTCATGTTTTTGAGTTAAGCCTAAACGGATTAAAAAATTATGAAATTCGTTTTGATGATAGAGGCTTTAATGTTGGGGATATTCTGCTGTTAAAAGAAACAAAATACAGTGGTAAGCAAATGAAGCGAGGGAAACCTCTTTTTTTTACAGGTAGGACTTTAACGAAAAAGGTTAATTCTATTTTGATTGGCTACGGACTTCAAAATGGATGGGTTATTCTAAACGTAGAAGATGTATAACTAAAAGTTAAGCCGCAAACACCTAAAGCGGCAATTGTTTTACGTCAAAATCGGCTAGGTGTTTGTCGGTTTGAACGCGAGTTAGATACGCGGAGTATTTGCGATGATAAATAAAGCAGAGTTAAAACTATTAGAAAACATGCTTAAAGACATGGATAAACAAGAGGAAACAAGTCAAAAAAATAATGGCGACTGTGTAAAAGGCACAATGAGAGCAGTTGCTAAAAAACGAGCAGACGCGCTGAGAAAATTGATTGAATACTACAAAAGCAGACAGCCAATTTGGCTTGGTTAGTAGTATCTAACTATTAGGTTAAGCAGTGCTAACCCCACTGCTATTTGATTAACGAGGTGATGAAATGACAGAGAAAAATACACAGTTAGAGGCTGGGTTAGCATCTGACTTGAACCGCGAGTTAGATGCGTTAATGCCACTGGCTGCAAAGGCATTAGGGCGCGAACTAGGGACGGATGAAGGCTTCTATATTTTGAAGCAAAAAGAGCCGCTTGTTAAAGATGGTGACTGGTACGAATGGGATAGTTTTGAGCCGTATTTTGAAAATGATTCAGCAATGAAACTGGCTATTGATTTGCGAATGTCTATTTATTGTGCGGGAGTAGATAAAGCCTGTGCAACTACATACGCAAACGGACACATTGAGGCATATGCTGATTTTGACGACAGGCCGCGAGAAGTTGCTATCAGAATGGCTATATTAAGATGCGCTGCCGAAATTGGCAAACGCATAAGCATCTAACAACATATTAAGCGGTAAAACCAAAAAGATAGCAGACTTGCACTGGCCGCATGGGGTTTTATCCGCTTGAATATAGAGTTATGCGGCTTTTAATTTTATGAGAGGTTTTTATGGTTGAAGATTTTTTGGTTTTTATGGTTATTTTAATAATCATTGTGTGCGGAATAGGCAACACTGCTGGGGCTTATACTTGTAAAAACTATCAAGATGTCACAGGCATTACAACAAAATGGGTAACTCTTGATGCTTGTTATATTAAAACCCAAAAAGGGTGGCAAAGATGGGACGAATACAAAGCAAGAGGGACAGCAAGTAACTTAAAAGACTAGACGCATAACACAGAATATCCATCACTTTTGACGTGTATCTGAATACATATCAAAAGTGACGCATAATCATGTTACCAAACCCCTTAATTGGGGTTTTTTATTTATGTTTGCGTACCAACAACAGTTCCATCTAAATCAGTTGTTGGCGCAGATGATTTAATGCGTAAATCGCCAGTTGCGTCTGTCCACACATAAGAGTTGCCCTGTCTTGTCGCTGTAGTATAGTCTCTTGTGTAATTACCGAGCACATAAAGAACAGTATTAACGTAGCTATTAATAAGCACGATATTATTGCCGCTTAATGTAAAGAAGTTACCATAAACAATATCGCTATTAACTATTGTACAGTTTGGCGCATTTGTTAAACGACCCACTGCGCCAGTAAAAATAATAGACGAATCCGTTATTGTTGCCGCGTGCGTGCTGTTTGGCGTTGACGCGCCAACCACATAAACATCGCTAGCGCAAGTAAAAGTCATATTTGCTATCTTGGGCTTATAACAATTTAAACATAACTGCCCGTTTATAATAACGTTTGCAATATCCAATACTGTAGATTCAAACCCTTTTTTTGTTGATGGTGCGTGTAACGTTATCGCTGCACTTTTAACTGTAAACTCGATAACATAACTACTTGATGCAAGATTATACGAATTATAAGTCGGGTCAATCAAACTACAATTAGACTGCTCAAGGCGATCAATCCTTATTTTAGATTTTGCGTAATAGCCGCCAAGATTTGGACACCTAATACCATGGTAGTCCATATTGTTTGTCTTTAACGTGCCAATTTGCAGCAAGTCAAAATTAAACGCTGTAATGCCGCCGTATTTAACAGCATCGTATGGCGTATAAGCAGGGGTTGTATTTGTTTGATAGTCCTTGTTCAAATCAGCAAAATCAATAATAACTTTTCCGACAACATCAGTGTTTTGGCCGTTAATTAAAATCGTGCGCCCTTTAGCGTATTTTACGCGTATGTTGTCGCACGTTTGAGATGTGCCAACATTCGGCTCGACATCTATCAAGCCATACCCACACCCACTAATACATATTAAACCCTCAATCGTAATATTTTCACCACCTGTAACACTGATGCCGTTTCGCAGCACATTATCAATAGTGACATTTCCGATATTTACATTGGTGACTTTATTAGTCGGTGAACCACCAATGTAAATAATATCTCCGCGAATATCCTTGCCAGTAATATTTCCTATCGTGATATTTTTAATACTAGCAGACGGGCGCATATAAAATCCATGTCGTTGCTCTCCCGTATCTGTCGAGATATTACCGATTATTGTCATATTGCCGATTGATACATTAGAGCCTGTTATAATAAATGTACGCTCGTCTGTTAAAACACCGCTTAATTGCTGGATAGTAACTGACCCGATCGTAGTTATTTTTTTATTCGAAGCCACCGATACTGATTTTATTTTATATGTGCCAGCAGGGACGACAACATTATTAGATACAGCGAGAGCGGCCGTGAAGATAGAAGTAGCGTCTACTGCACCTGTCGAATCTGCTCCAAATTGCAACACGCTAACGCTAGACGTATCAACAGCAAGCCAACGACCTGCACCGCTTACAAAAGTCGGTTTGATGACAGTTCCGCCGTTATCTGTCGCTCCGCTTGTGCCATCCCAGTAAAAACGATTACCACCGCCATCACCAGCCGCATAATAACCGCTTGTTTGCACTGTTGGCTCTTTTTCGCTACCAATTTTTAATCGCAAATCAGCAATAGTATTAAACGTTAATACTTTGTAATCACCGCCACCGATTGAGCTTACACGGTCTCTATCAAAATAAGTGACATCATTAGCATCTTTTAAAATCAGTCTATAAACCTTGTCATCATCAAGATACAAATTACACTCGCCGTTAGCATCTAAAATAATCGGGTTAGTGTTTGGTGTGCCTGTGTCGTTTGAATATGTTGTCGCTGGTGTAGTAGTCTCAGCCAAATATGTATAGAGTTTACCGCCAACTAAAGGTTTGTTTGTTGCATTAACAAAAAAGCGAGGTTTTAGAAGTGGTGAAAGTGAATAAGACATTATCTTTTATCCTCATTTTGCTGTTTCTGTAAAGAATCAATGTAACTTTGCAAAGTAAATACTCCGCTTTGAGATGATGGAATAAAACCTCTATCTTTATTTGCTTTTGCTTCAATCACTCTTTGTTTAGCTAAAGCATCAAGAGCTCCCAATGTTCTTACCCTAGCATCGAAATTAACATCTAAAGCCCTATTGGTGTTTAAAGCCCTATTTGCTGCCTCTGCTTGCTGTTTGGCAAATTGTTCAGCACCTTGCGCGCCCTTGCTAACATACCGACCAACCAATGGTAGCCTCCCACCAAAATCACTTAATAAATTCAGCGTCATTCTGTGCAATCGTGCAAGCTCAGGCGCACTTCCAAATGATTTTGTTCCTTGAGGCGAAGAGCTTAATTCTTTCCATGTTCGCTGTAAAAGCATTAATTTATCAGCTTGCTCTTTGCCATAAATCAATTTTATTTTGTCATAACCAATGTCATCAATATATTTAATTAACTTAGCAGGACTTGCTTGTTCTAGCCGAACATCCCCCGCATTCATTTGCATATTGCTAAATGTTTTTTCCTGCATATCTTTAGCAATCTGAGACCGTGTTAAATCCTTTTGTTGTTTATTCATGCGTAACCATAAAGGAGAAAATTCCTCAATAGATGTATTTTTAATAGTAGCATCAAGCAAATCTTTGTTATCTAAACGGTAAACACCTTGATAATTCTTATCTTGAGCAAAAACCTTATCTATCAATGGTTGTTCCCATTTCTTACCTTGAACAATTCTGCTAATACGCGCCTTATTATAAAGGAATGCCGCATCATTAGGGTTTGCCTCCATTTTGTCCAATATGCCGCGAATACTACTCAATTGTGCCTGTGTAGCATTATCTGCATTTTCCCACTTTGAATTAACAATTTGCCTAAGAGTTGCTAATTCTTGCATTGTTAATTCTTTAGGTTTGTTTCCCCCTCCTTTTTTAGGCCAAAAAACATCATCTTTCCCAATTGCCTTAATATATTGTCGTAAAGGGGAGTCTATTTTAGTGACCGCAAAACTAGCAGGGTCTTTTAGTATATTGGCCAACTCATCGGCATTAGTTGTTATTGCTCCCTCGTTTTCAGCAGCAGCCCTGTATAAATTACCAGTTCTATTTTCGGCAATTGCTTTTTCTACGCCTAAACCTTTTCTGATTACCTCTCCATATTGCGGAGTCGGCAATGCTTTTTCCTGAGTGCCTAATCCCAAGATTTTATTTTTTAGATTTTCATTGTTTAATATTTCTGCCTCTCTTAACTTTGCCCCCTCAGGATGTAACATTAACGAATTTTGAAGAGTAAAATCTTCGGATGCACCTGTTACATGCGCTTTAGTTGGAATAAAGCCTTGAGCCTCTAACATTGTTTTTCGTGCTAATTGCTGGGGAGTTAAATCAGAACCTAAACGAATAGCCTCGTCAGCGTTAGCTGCTAATCTACGTTGTAATTCAATATTCAATTCATCCCATTTAAAACCAATAGCCTCAGCCCCCTCTTTTGCTGCTTGAATTGCTTGTGGGCTCTGTGGGTTTGGCATAGCATTTTGTAAGTCTAAAGGAGCTGTAAGTTGTTGACTGGATCGTAAACTACTAACAATAGCAGCAGGATCGACCTCAGCACCAAAGACAGGGTATTTTGCAATAGCGGACGATTTTGCATTATTAACCGCGTTAATACCACGACTAACCCCTTGAGACAAAGACTGTGTAAGTTGTGGCGCAATTTTGCTTGATGTATTGGCGATTGTTTTGCCTGTGGCGGTAATCATTGGCGGCAAAGCAACACCAGCAGCCGCGCCCATAGCGACATTAGAAGCCCTAGATTCGCCTGTGGCTGTTGGTTGAGCTGCACCAAATAAACCACCAACCACAGCACGATTGGCAATAGGGTTGGTAATCATTGGTACTTTTAAAGGCATAGCAGCACCAACAGCGGTTTGACCAGTAAAACTTCCTAACCCACCTTGAGGAGTGGCCATTAAGTCAGCGTCTAAACGCTTCATTTCGTTAATTTGACTCTGATTATAAATGCCTGATAATTGGCCGATACCTCTTGGTATTTGCATCATACCTTGACCTATGCCAGCCAAAAACTTCTCACCGCCAGTCATGTCGTCTGTTGCTTTTGGCCGTCTTAACTCTTGTTGATAGCTTTTTTTTATGTCCTGCATTAGTGAGGATTCATAATCTCTAGCCATATCAGAATATTTACCCATTGCCCCACCTATTTAATAAGTTTATCTAAGCGCGCTTGCTCATCTAACTGTCTAACTAAATCATAATTCCCTTTTTTGTATGCGTTATCACGCTCTTTTTTGTATTCCATGTAGTCTGTTTTTTTGTCATTTTCAGTAACATCATATAAAACCACCCTAGACGGTTCTAAACCATAATCGATTGCTATTTGTTTATATTTTTTATTTGTGTTTTTATGAGCTTCTTCCGCAGCTTTAGAATAAGAATCAACTAATCGTTTAAAGTCTGTTTTTTGTTGATCTGTTAAAACTTGGCCTAATTGTATGACGTTTATATAATTTCCTAACCTATCAAGTGCGCCATTTGTTTTCATTGCCATAGCCAATTCTGACTCACGCACAACTGAACCAGGGTCTAGCATTTTCATAAAAGCGGTAGCACTAGCCAAAGTTCCAGCAGCCGATGGATCATCTAAACTGTTTTTAATTATGTCAGACTGTCTTTTTAGTTCTAAATAAGTTTTACTATCTGTCCTATAGTCATCTCTTAACTCACTTTCTAATTTTATTTTTTGATAAACTGTCATCTCGTTTTTTGCGTTGTTGTTTTGAATGCTTCCTCCGCCCATCAAAGTGCCGTCACTCATTAAAATTTTAACTTCATTTGTGCCTGGTACTTTTACTGTTTTTGGAACACCGTTGACCATCACAGGAGTTGCTTTTTGCTCTTTTTCTTTTGGGTTAGGAGCATAGCCGCTAGGCACTGCGCCGCCCTCAGTCATTGCCAACAAGATAGGCTGCTTAGTGATTGGGTCAATTGCCTCAGTTAATCCACCAAAATATTTATCAGGACTCTTTTCTAATTCTCTTAACTTCTTTTTAGCATCAAAAGCTGTAGCCACATCATTATTAGCAACTGCCGCGTTAAATTGTGCCGTCAAAACATCTTTAATGTCAGGCTTTTTAGGTGCAATCTCAGGACTAACCAATTCGCGGTTAATGTCAAAATTGCCTTGTAAGATGTTTTCGCCAAACAATGCAGGCTGCGGCAAATTTTGGCCACGTTCTGACGCTAAAACGCCTGTCATACCTTTAGGCATTTGACCTGTGGGCATAGTCTGTGGAAATGTAGTGCGATATTGCGCTGGTGTGCCTTGTTGCATTCTTTGCAACTCGCTAGCCATGCCTTTACGCATTGCCCTTTGTCTGTCGCGCTCTTCTTTAGCCGCGTTGTACTCATCACGCAAAGTTTGGAGTTTTAAAGCGTTGGCTTCGTAGTTTTGCGCTTTAGTCAAAGAGTCGGCAAAATTGACAGGGTTGGCCAGTGCTTGTAATGGTATATTAGGGTTAATTTGAAACATTTTACACCGCCTTTCTTCGCATCGACCATAAGTCAGCTAAACCACCTAGCGTATCGTTCAAAGCATTTGCTTTTGTAGCGTAAGCACTTGCTCTAGCGTTAGCTTGTTGACCTAATATGTTACTCTGCTCATTTGATAGTTCGCCCAGTGTATTTCTTGCGTTGGTGGCATATTGGCTGCCCATGCCGCCCAAACTTTGCGCTGTTTGTTGGCCGCCTTGTGCTATTCCAGCCAGCCTGTTGTAATAATCGCCAAATTGTCCGCGTGCTTGATCGTATTTATTAAAATACTCTTTTGTCGCCCTGTTGTATTCGTTGTCGTATTGTTGACTTGCTAAACCTTGGCCAAATTGTTGTGCTGCTTTCATTTGTGCGCCACTGTAACCCATACCGCGAGCTGCCGCGCTACGGTCTAACGCTTGTTGCCCTTGTTTTAATAAAAATTGATATTGCGGATTATTTTGATTGAATTGACCGCCTGCCAATCCTTTTTTACCCAAATAAGAATCTAATCCACCACTTAAACCCGATTTTTGCAAATAGGCTTCGAATGGATCAGCACCACCCATTAATGAGCCTAATTTACCAATAGCTGATTGACCTTGTGCCAAATATGGAGCTTGATCAGCTTGCTGTTTATCCCAAATCTGTTTTTGCAGCTCTAACTGTTTATCGGCTGATTCTTTAGCTAATTGAGCTGCGTAATTTCCTGCCTCAATTTGTGCATTTGCCGCTTTACCTGCCTGTTTAGCACCGTAAATTCCTGCGCCAATTTGACCTAAAACTAAACCTAATTGACCTAGTGACCCAAGCCCTGCTGCACCACCGCCACTACCAATTAAGCCACCCAATGCCGAACCACCAGCCCCCGCCGCACCAGCGCCACTACCAATTAAGCCACCCAATGCCGAACCTCCTGCAAGCAACGCACCACCGCCAGCCATTAACGCCTGATTTTCAGGTGTAAAAGGTATCATTGCAGACAAAATAGGGTTTTCACGTCTCCAATCGTCCGCATCACTTGCAGCCGCCCTTACTTGATCGTCTATATCACTTCCTATCTCTCTAACTCTATCGTCAAATCTTCTTAACTCTTTTCTGATTTTGCTACCAAGCCCCATTTTACACCCCGCTAAGCCGATATATAACTACATTGGCATTTCTATAATACTCTTTAAAACCGCATCGCTCAACAAATGCCTTACCTATTGCATTGTTAGCCATTACGCCTGTAAATAATTCGCCATACTCGGCTAATCTGTCAATAAATATGCGTTTATACAGTGACTTATTAACCCATCGCTTGTGGTGTTTTTCGACAATGCAAGCGTGTATATGTTTACCATTACAAAGTATAGCACCTGCACATTCACCACCCACATAAACGGGTATCACTTCCCAGTCTTTCGTTAAAACTAAAAAATCATCAAAGGTTATTGGTGCATCAAATCTATCTTTGCATGATTCGTAAGCTAAACGTAAAACTAACATTAGCTAAACACCAACAACAAATCAGCAGCCGTGCCGCCGACAATATCAACTGTTAAACCTGTTGCAAAATTGATGTTATACATTATCTCACCATAATTTAAATCAGTGTCTAGCGTGATTATAGGTGTACCTGTTGCGCTCGTATTGTCGTAAACTTTGCAGACGCTTGAACCTGTGCTTTTAATGTTAATGCAAATGCTTTTAAGCGTACCGCTACCTGTTTTAAGTGTTTTTGTTGATATTGTCGAAATATGAACGTGTGGAGCGACAAAGAATATTGATTGCCAAATACCATAAAGCCAAGTCTTTAAGGCTCTCGTATCGGTTAAGTTTAGCGTCAAAGGTGATGCTATTTTCATGTTGCCAATGCCTCAAGCTCAATAAAGCCACTAATAAAAACAGTCTTAACAGGTGCAGAACCAAATACCTTATAAACCCTGTCGCGTGATTGACCTAAACGCGAGAACATCACTCGGTTTTTACGTTGGCCAATGACACCGAGACTAGCCTCACGAGGCGTAATGTAACCATGACCGCCATCGTCGCTGTAAGTTAGATAAATGAGTGGGTCAGAGCCATCTTCTAAACCGACACCTGTTTGAAAGTTTAAAACAACTTCTTTATGCCTGATTCGTTTGTAATCACTGATAATATGCGTACTTGTGCGACTCCAAACAATCGGTAAGCCGCCGTCGGTGTGAGTATTTTCGTCTAACTCGAATATTTTACCGCTTGAATAATCACCGACTAAATGCTTATTAAACGCAAAGGCATGACATATAGCCCGATCACGGCCTAAGTTATAAGTCTCACGCACCGACCAAGCCATATCAGGGTCTTGAATTGACGCATCATAAACAAGCGTTTTGTTAGCAGTGGGAAATGTTAAAACGTAAAAACTATGGCCATTTTTTTGATAAGCGTATGCAATCGCATCATCAATACGCGCAAAAGTATTAATCATTTGCTCAATGCCGCGATTAGATACAATTTGCGGTACATACTGATTTAAGCGATAAACTAAGCCATGGCCGTAAACATTTCGACCTAAGAAAAATACTGTGTTATCAAGTTTGGCAACGGATAAGGCAGCCGCGCATCCTGCTTCCATTTCTGCACCATCACGTCTTGAAAGCGGAAAATCAGCACCGCCGTTGTTAAACCATACTGTTGTTGTGCGTTCACCAAATAGGATCAATTCGCGATGGTCAACGATAAATGTTACCAAATTATCAGGATCGGCTTCATCACTTGCAAAGTCTAAAGCATCAAAACTGCTAAAATCATTTAAGGCTGAAATATAAAACTGTTGGCTGTTTGGCTTAACAAAAACACCATAGCCATCTAAGTAATCAACACGAGGCGAGCCGTAAAAAGCAGGATCACTAATTTGTGTTAATGTGTCCGTATTAGTGTCTAAAACGTAGGCTTTTTGCGTATAACTGCTATTAAAACATAATTGACCTGCGTTATTAGCTGCAATTGTCACATTAAGCGTTAAGTCAGCCGAACCGATTAAAGAGTAAGTGTAACCACCTACCGTCTCGATGATCTTATAAATGCTATCGCCTGCGACAACGTACAACACGCCCCTAAACTCGGCCATATTGTAAATTGGGCTTTTAGGTAGTTCGATAAAGTCTTTTTTACCGTCAACACGATACAAAGTTAGCTTGTTTTCTTCGGACGAATCGACCTCTAAAAACATATTAACCGTTTCTTGTGTGTTCTGATTCGGGCTAAATCCCTTATGTTGACCACCTAAAAAATTAAACTTCAAAACCCACCCCCAGCCATAAATGATCGTGATGCAGTGGTATAACCATCATTAAGCAATGGGTCAAACTTTGCTTTTGGTATGCTAATCATAGACCGCATAACTGTGTCTTTAGCTTCTTTTGCAATGGCTACAATTTCAGGGGCAACAGTTACGCCATACTCGGGTGCTATCTCAATCGCTAAATTGTATTTAATGGCGCGAATCCACTCAGGAGGATAAATATCTTGCACATCATCATTGATATTTAACTCAACCTGTGGGCGAACTGCCGACAACGTTAAAACGCCACCACTGCCAACAGGAAAGACATAAATCGTGCTAAGCGGATAATCTGGTTTAAGTACAACATACTCAGGAATTGCCCCGATGTTTTTAGTACCGATCTCGCTATATGTTTTGTAATCTAAAACTTGTAAGGGATAATCTAAGCCGCCCAATGTGTAATAAGCGGTAAAAATAGCACTTGGGCGAATGGTATCAATATCGCCACCACTGCCTATTGTATAAGAAGTTGAACCGTTTAGAGCATGCGTAATTGTAGGTGTATTTTTAGATAAAAAACGAACCGCACCCCACGAATTAAGCATCATGTTTAACGCTTCTAATGCGTCCATCGACTCATCAGCAGCAGGAGCTTCACTTGAACTAATCGCGCCGATTAAGCGCAACGAGGAGCGTATTAAATCGGACGTGACCATAAGCCACCTATAGAAAAAAGCTCATCCTTGAGCAACAGAGGTTATGCTAATTGGTGAACGGCACGAACAGCCAATTCAGGATAAACAGGCGCGTAACCGTAAAGGATGTCGATACGGGATTTAAACTCACCTGCATCACCATCGAACCAACGAACAAAACGCATAGATACACCGTCGTAAACTTCACGAGCTGCCATATCTACGCCGTTTGGCACTTCTAAATCGGCAGTTACGAAAGCAAACGCGTCTTTGTGGAAAGCGATATTTTGACCATAAGCTGTTGCAGAAGTACCTAAAACAGTGATTGCTTTGTTGTCACCAGCACGAGCCGTTACGTTTTGATAAGCACCACCTGCAATAATTGCAGGGCTGATTGTCATGGTAATTGCACCAGCAGTGTCAGAAACATCAGCAGTTACAGTGAATTTCTTTAACTTGCCTGTGCTTTGCTTGGTCTCAGGATGTACTTCGTAAACGTCAGCAATAGTGATGATGTCACCAGCTTTCAAGCTTGTGCTTGTCCAGCCGTCAGTGATTAAGCTTGATGTTGTAGCATAAGCATTATCAGCACCAGTAGAGCCTTGGTTTGCGCCATTGGTTAATGGTGTACCTGCATAAGTGCCTGTGGTATGTGCAGGAATCATTGTATTTTCAAATACATCAAAACCACCAGTGCGGCCTACAATGCCCTCTTTGTATTGGTTTTCAATGTTGGTAGAGCTTTGGAATAAGCCCTTAACCGCATCACTAAATTCAACACGAGAGGATGGATTTAAGATAAAACAACGTTGAGAGCTTGGTGCTAAGTTTTCAGTTAAAACTTGTCCAGCTTGTTGGAATTTTTTGTAATCTAACTGAGTAGATACAGTACCAACATAGTTAGGAACGTACTTATATAACGCATTGATTGCGTCATATTCAATTTGCGCCGCTAATTGCGCCATTGCTGGCTCTAAAATAGTCTTGCTAAAATCATCTAAAGATAACGCCATTTCTAAATCAGAAATAGCCATGTCAATACCTTTGACCGTTGCCACAGGTAAATTAACTTTGCGCTCTACTACGTTTTGACCGCTATAACTTGAACCTGTGCGGACGGTAAACTTAGCAGGTAAACGCAAATCTAAAGAAGTACCGATCTTTGCACCACGTCTGGCAAAACGATCATCATATTGACGATTCATGTTACCAACGATATTAAGCTTTTGGTGCAAAATACGCTGAGCTTCGCGTGTGATAATTTGAGACGTTAAAATTGTATTAGCCATGATTTAAAACTCACTTCTGACGTAATTGTTTATTACGATACGCTACCCACTCTTTCATTGATAAGCTGTTAGGGTCAACAATTGAGGATTTTCCGCTTACTGGCTTAACAGGTGGCGGCGCATTCGTAACAGTTTTTGGTTTGGTTAAATTAGTTTTTGCAGCAATTTCACCGATTGCCATTAGTTGTTGCATAGGCGGTAAAGAGGCAATCTGATAAGCTTTTACTGGGTCTTTACCCAACAAATAAGCGATTTCAGCACCTTTTTCATGCCCAGCAACGGCATCTAGTGTCGATTGTGCAAAAGTAATTTCAGCAACATTTTTAAACGCTTCGTCAAAATCAGGTGCAACAGCTCTAACTTTCTCAACTTTACTTTGCCAGTCTTGCGCGACCTTTTGGGCTTGCGCTTGTTGGTTGTATTGTTGTGCTTGTGCTTGTTGCTTTTGATTGTATTTATACTCAGCTAAGGCTTCGGTGTAATCGTCAAAAGTTTCAAAATCGGACATTTGTGGCTCAATCGCTTTGGGTGCGGATTGTGCTTTTAATGCTTCAAATTCAGCTTTTAAACGATTAACTTCTGCAATGGCCTCGTATTTCTGACGAGTCAGTTTATCAATGCGCTTTTTAACGCCATTGGGTAGGCTGTCGCTGTCATCTTCGGTTGTTTCTGTTTGTTCAGGCTCTTTTGTTTCCTGACTTTCAACAGGCTCAACAGTCTCAGGCGTTTCAGCTTCGACCTGTGGGGATGATTCCACAATTACATCAGACTGAGTTTGTTCACTCATGGGAATAGCACCTTGAATCGGGTTTGCTTGCGTCATCACGACGACCTAGTTTTAACCTGTCTAGTAACAGTAACTTGTTGACCGATACCACACGAAGCCATTTAAACAATCAATTGTTTAATTTTTAGGGGCGACGCGCTTTATCGTCAAAATTCTCAAGTGATATAAACATAATCTATAACAGGTATTTAGTCAAATGATAATCAAACAGGTTTAATAACGCATGGATTGCCATAAATATCTTTTACGCTATCAAGCATTACAACCCCTACTTTTTTAATAAGTGCTTGATGCTCTGAAACGTAAGTTTCAGCACTCACTACCCCCTGTTTATCTTGCTTACGTTGTCGTTTTTGAAGTTTCTTTAACTTCTTTTTGGCTTTATCAATCATTTGTTTTGTAACAAATGGACGCATCACATCACCTCGTTATTTTGTTGTAAGTTTGGTAATTGTAGACTAGATATATCATCTTTGTTAATGTTATTTTGAGTCATTATATCAACTGGCATTTGCTCGATTTCTTGCTCATTTTGCTCAATCGTTGGATCATAAATTTCTTGCTGCTCATGCTGATAAGTCTCGTCATCTTCAGGTAATTCAGGCTGTTGCGCCGCATTAGCTAACATTTGATTAACAATAGTTATGACATCATTAGGCTGTAGTCCTGCACCTGTCGCCAATTTAGCAAGCTCTAACTCTGCCTTAACGTCAATTTCGTACTTTTTGAGGCGCAATTCATCTTCTTTGTCGTCTTTCTCGTCAAGCAATTCATTAAGCTGTTTTTGCAGTTGTTCGATCTGTTGTTTGCCTTGTTCGATAATTCCTTGAACTTCGGGAGGAATATCGCTATTTTCTTGGTCTTGCAAATTGGGGGGTAACATCTTTCTTGCCCTGTCAGCTATTTGATCCGCTCCATCCCAATCCATATTTTTAAATATAACGTCACCAGCAAAACCCATTAAAGCTGGATATATTTTAGCAACCTCAATCAAATTATTAATTGCTTCAATCCGTTTTGTTGCATAACTCGCACCTTGCGACACGGTTAAATCATATTGCCCCACACTTAAATCAACAAACTTTTGGCCGCCTTTCGTTTCTGCTAATTGATTGATGCGCTGTAACTTTTGTTCACCATCTGCACCCATAATTTGAACAACACGGGCAGAGTCATAGATTTTAGGGATTAAATCTAAGATAACCATTCCTGTATATTTGATTGCTCTAGCTACGTTATCAATAAACGTAAAATTGCCAATATCTGATTTTCTTTGTTGTGCTAAAATAGCTCGGCCTGATGTTTCGTTGTCACGATCACCCAATGATGCAGAATAAATGCCTGTTGTGCTTTTGATCTCGTCAACACACATTAGAGCCGCTTCGCTTGCGCCTTTGTCCATAATGCCAGCATTTAAACGCTGTGGTTGTGGTGCGCTTGGGTCATCATTGACAATCAAATAGGGCAAGTTACCGCTTAACGCATCTTGCCAAATATCTTCTAAACCTTGAATCTGTTTAGCAGTCACTAAAACAGGTGCTTTAGGTGCTAGTGCTTTTTGTTCGGTGTCAATCGTGCGCCAGTAGTTATACATACGCTGTGGATCTTTAGCGAATCGCACCAAACCGCGTAACGTGCGCTTGCCATCGACCAAATCTTCTTTACCGTTTACACCGACAATCGGTAAATACTTACCAGCCCAGTCTTGAATCTCTAACGGCTCATCCGCACCACTTAAAAACGCGCACTTAACCTTAACGTCTGTTGTTTTACGCTCACCAACAACAATGTAAAATGGCTCTTTTTCAAAACTTGTCTTGGTGCTGCCATCTTCAGGATTTTGCAACAAATAAAGCGTTTTAGGCTCATTTGTTTTATACCAATGTTCCGCAACAATCACACAATCATCAGTAAGCCATTCTTTGTCGTAGTAATCAAAGTTTGACACCTCAGCTTTTGGCCAACGCGCCTTGAACTCGTCTTTTGTCATCTTCACTAAAATAGTGACGTGGTTAGCGTCTGAGTAGTCGGGCTGTTCTGCGTTTTTATCAAAATAAACGTTTAAAGGGTCTGCTATTCGGTCAATTTTAATGACTTGATTAAAGCTTAGCTCGTTTTCGTAATCTGTTTTAATGCGCCATGCGCCAAAACCAAAGGTGGCGGTATTTTCAATTGCAGAGTCATAAGCAAAGTCTGCATTGCTTTGATTTTGAATAGCTCGGAGTAAACCGTCATAAATTAATGCAATATCTGAATCGCCATCTTCGCCAGCGTGAACCTTGATTGATGGCTTATTTTGACGCGCATCCCCAACAATTTGGTCAATAAAAGCAGGGATTCGGTTAATCGTTTGAATTGGCCTACCTTCAATTTCGCGCTTGCGTTTAATCTGCATAGGCCATTGATCGCCTGCCGCGAATCGTTGATCGTCTAACATTAACTCGCGTTCTTCGCTTTTCGCTTCTTTATCCGCTTTGATACGCTCGCAAATCGTTTTGTATAAATCGTTCATTGTTTGCCGCCCTTGTTGCGTTCTTGATTGTATAAATACGCTGCCATTGTTGCTGTTGGCGCAATAGCGGCTGATGTTGCTAAAAGATTAGAAGATTCTTTTTTCATAGGGTCAAATGCTGCAAAGCGTGAGCGTATGTTTTTTGGGTCAAAAATAACGGATATGTTTTCATATCCTTGCGTACCAATCCCACCCGGATCAAAAGTGTTTCTCAATAAAACAGAATCCTTATTTGTTGTTATGGCATCTGATAATACGTCAGTGTATTTTTTTTCTCTATAAGTGCTATTATTAAAATCATACTCATGAATATCTCCTCTATTAAGAAAGACAGGGAGCACATTCGCGCCCTCTTTTGGGGTGATTTCGCGCCAATCGTCTCCATACTTATCCATCAGATAATTCCTTTTCTTTGTCATTATTTCTGTATATAAATAATCCCACTGGTTAAGAATGCTATTAATTCTGTCTATTTTTTTATTATCCTCCCGACTAAGCCACCCCCCGCCCTTATTATCTCTTATGCTTTGTATTTTAAGTGCTAATTCTTCTTTCCCTTTTTCTAAATCATTTAAATAGGGCATTTTAAAATCTGAGTCCTCCAAAGTTCTAAGTGAGTTATATTTTCTTATCAAATCATTTGCTAAATTTTCTATTACATTTAAATCGTCCACATTTAGCTTAGACGCTGTATATGCATATTGACTACTTGTAAAAGGTTTTTCTGCAAAAAAATGTCCTTTTTTTGCACTAGATGCACCTGTATTTGTTCCTAATAAATCATTTCTGAATGCATCAATATCCGCATTTGTGCCATGATAAACAGGGTTATCAACATCAAACCCCATTGCCCTAGCTCTATCCATAGCTGTGTTGTCAGGTGCTAAACCTAAACCGCCTTTACTAACAGGCAATGCCGCGTTTTGTTGTGCGATAAGATGCGCTTGCTCAAATTCGGTTAGGGGTCTTTGAGTGCCAACACTGCCACGCTGCCCCATAAAACCAGTATTTAATGTTCTTGGTGCGTTAGCATTGGCAATCATTCGCGCTTGCATTGCCCCTAATGTATTGCTTGCTTGTCGTCCTGCTTGTAATGTCGATTTTGCACCCAAAGCAACGCCTAATGCTGTTGGTGCTGTTTGCATCAATGCGCCTAATGTCGGACTGTAACGCCCTGCAATATCAACGCCTTTTTGCCAAGTATCAATAACAGGCATGACAGGCTTAACCGCTCTACCAACAGCTTGAGCAGCACCTTGCTGATACATTCGCCCTGCTTCGGTTCTTGGTTGATATGTCATACCCTCACGAATTGCCTGTGCACCGTTTACAGGGTCAAACATTGCAGCATAACCAGCAACGGGTTCAGCGATTGCCGCACTACCTAAAGACGCAACATTTTCACCCAAACCGTAAGCATTGCGGCCTACATCAATTAGAAAATCTCTTAAACTGCCCATAAATCACCCCATCCACCCATGACCGCCATAATTTTGTCGCTTATATGGTTTTGGTGCTTGTCTCACATTAATAAACTCTAAGCCACGGCCAACTAACGAGCAAACATCGACAGCATCATCATGTTTGGCCGCAGGGAATCTGATTAATTGTGACATAACATGATCTTTATACATAGCATTTTTTGGAACATGAATTTTACCCATGCTAGCCAACGCTTGAAAGCCTCTAGCTCTTGATTCCTTGTCGGAAACACTAGCTAGCCATTCAATCCGACACATTGCATTACGCTCTGTCATTCGTCTAATTAAAAACGGCTCAATTGATCGCCTAATAACACCAGATTCACCAAACCAGCAATCAGGCTTATATTTAATAATCAAATCACATTTAGCATCAATCCAAACGTCTGTTGTCGTTTTGCCATACCACCAATCAACCAAATACAAATTACCCGAATGATCTAATCCAAAAATACCATGCTCGGTAAAATCGCCATCACCGTCTGTTACAGCGTAATCACTCGCACCGAAATACGTTAAATCACTTGGTAACTTTTCATATTCTAAAAACCATTCTTTTTTAAAGTATTCGCCATCGTCGGGAATAGGGTCTTGTTGATACAAACTATTCCAATCGCGTGATGGTAAAACGCCTTTAATTTGCTCTAATCGCTCAATTGGATAATCTGTTGGCCAAAGTGCCTCACCGTTATCATTGATTGCTTTCAAGCTCAACACGTCCCATTTGTCGCCACCGTTTTGTTGGGCTGCTAATAATCTACCTGTTAAATCGTCGTCATGCCATCTCGTGTTGATAACAACAATTGCGCCTTTTTGCATCAACCGTGTATAAGCTGTTGACGTGTACCAATCCCACACACGCTGCCGTTGTATCTCACTGTCTGCATCTTGGCGATCTTTAAAAGGGTCATCAATTAGTAAAATGTTTGCGCCACGACCAGTTACAGCAGTACCAACACCAGCGGCGACATACATGCCTTGTTTATTTGTGTGCCACCTGTTAGCCGCCTTTGAGTCTTGCGACAACTCAACATCAAATACGTTTTTATAATCAGGTGAGTTGACAATATTACGCACCTCGCGCCCAAAGTCATTCGCCAAGTCTGAGTTATAAGAAGCTGCAATAATTTGTTCGCTTGGGTATCGACCTAAATACCAAGCAGGGAAACGCCTAGAAGCTAATTCAGATTTACCATGACGCGGAGGCATACAAATAATTAAGCGAGTGATCTCACCATTTGCAACTTGCTCTAGTTTTTTTGCGATCAATTCATGATGAGGAGCAGGGCGGTATAAATCATTAGTGTACTTCGTAAAATCAATTAATGACTCTTTAGCTTTTCGTCTAGCGAGTAGCTCAAATGCTGCCGCCTGCCGCGATAATTGCAAGTTGCTCATTTGTTAACTCTTTTACACTTGATATTTTCACGTCAGACTTATCAACAACAAGACCCAGTAATTTAGCTTTCCCCATTGTTGCTGATACTGCCGCACTAGATTGTGGGCTTTCTGCAAGTAACGCAGCCTGTCTTGCCTCCTCAAGCTCATCAACAAGATCATCAATTGTTAATTCGTGGCGTTTTGCGTGTCCTGACTTTAATTCTTTTATTCTTAGTGCGATCTTAGCGTCTGCTAGTAACTTTGAGGCATTAACATTTATACTTGCCTCTTTCATATTTTCAACATTATAAGCCTGACGATAAGCCTCGCTTGCATTGCCTGTTTCAACATAAACCATGCAAAACTTTTCTTGCTTAATCGTTAATCCCATAAATCACCACATTAAGTTAATAAAACACCACAATAACAAAAAAGGAAAACTCACAAAAGCGATTATAGTATAAGCTGGCAAATATTTCATTTATCGCGCCACTCGTTAAAAGACTTTTTGAGTTTTGGCAATGCAATAATTATTTGTATGACTGTATAGAG